ATACGGATAGCACCTATCTTTGGTAGTTTGACATGCCGGCCATCTGCTGAGATGGATGTGTGCTGTTGATAACGAAATGAGATTGGTGTATTATATTTGCTTTTGAACTGCGGAAATCCAGCACCTGTTTTCTTGATATTCTTAAGTGCACAATCCAAATCCCTGAGGCTCTGCTGCTGCACTTGGCTGTAGGTATCAGATAGCCAGGGTAGTTGTTTCTTCAGCTCAACCAATCTATGTGCCATGTCTGCATACCACACAAACTTCTTGGTTGCTGCATATTCATCAATATTAACCTTTAGGAAGTGGTTGTATAGGAATCGCACTGATCCGCCCACAGCAGTCATCTTCTGTGCTTGACTTGCGGTGGGATAGATCCTATATTTGTAACGCAACTTCATGCGGGTATTTATGGAGCTCGCTATCCATCCGCGCAGCAAGCTGTCGCGGCTTTACGCTCAACGCAGCTAACGCTGCTGATAAATAGGTGATGGCAACTAAAACTCTACAAAATACCAACTATGCATCGGTCTTTTACGGGACCAGCAATAATGGTCAATACATGTCTCGGATACCTCGTATCAAGTACATGTATTATGCTAATTTTGGTGTCAATACGCAGGCTCTGACCATGTTCCCCAGTCTCAAGAACATCAGTGGATGGCAAAATGGCATCAGTTTCAAGATCAAAGGCATAGACAAGCCCAGTGTGGATCTGCAGGTCAGAGAACTGAATCAATACAATCGCAAGCGCTATGCCTATGTGAAAACAGAATACAAACCTGTGACAATTACCATTTATGACACAGTTGACAATGCGCCATTTGATCTATGGATACAGTATTTTGCCTACTATTTTGGGGATGTGCGTCTCAAATCTCCCACTACCATGCAGTCCAGTCCGGTGGACAGCGTGTTTGATGACAGCACAGGTTGGGGTCTGCGTCCACTGACAGAACAGATCTCATTTTTCACCACGTTGGATCTCTATGCCTTGTACAATAAAAAATATACCAAAACCTCATATCTGAACCCCAAGATCAGCACAATAGATTGGGGTGCATATGAAAGCAGTGACAGCAGTCTAGCTGAAATACGCATGACACTGGAATACGAAACCCTGCAGTATGATAGTGGCGACATAGATGCTGGGTTAGCAGCTCAGTTTGGCTTTGATGCCAGCCAATATCTAGAACCCAAAGATGTGCAGGTTCCACAAATCGATCTGCCCACACGGTCCGGCCTGCCTGGTATTCCGGACCTACCTCAACAGCCTGACTCCATTCTCACTGCTCCCGTTGGTGGTGTGTTTAATGGTTTTGGTTTCAGCGGAGCCAGTTACAACGCCTATGTTGGTGGGTTGGTCAATAATGTATTGGGTGGCAGATTTCCTAAGCCATTGACAGCACTGATTCCCAGTGGGCAGTTTGCATTTGCTGCCAGTGCCGGAGCCGACACAGTGCTGGGCAGCATCACTGGTGAAGTGGGTGCCAGCATTGGAGTGGTCAACGGACAGCTGTCAATTCAATCAGGCGGCAGTATTTTTGCCACACTGGCCAATCAGACCATTGACACACCCACTGCGCAATTAACAGTGTCTGCATCGGGCCAGTTGGTCAATGCCAGCACAGGTCAGGCATTGACAGGTGTGCTGGTCAACACTGCCTATGGTCAGAGCATCAGCACGTCATCTGGTCATATCATCAGTTTGGCCAATGGCAAGATCTACGGCGTTGGACAGAATCTCAGCAATCAGTCTGTGGGCTCCAGCTATGGACTGGCTGGTCTGCCGGGCGGTCAGTTGCCTCAGACCACTGCATTTATCACCATTCCCACAACTGATCTGTTTCAGGCCGTGAATCTCAGTGGAAGCAGCAGCTTGCCCGGAGGAGGCAGCTACAATTTTGGCAGTGGTCAGGTTCCTGCTGCTGCCAATAGCAGTGGTGCAATCACTCCCTACAGTCCCACAGCAGTGGGCAGTGCCAGCGGTGCTGTGTCTCTGGACCAAGCAGTGGGATCGGCCCTGCCGGTGCGAGCTGCTGGTCAGCGTCAGCCAAATTTGGAACTGGGCACACGCAGTCAGCTTAACAGCAACGGCAACAATGCACCTCAGACTTACCTCACACAACCTCAGCAGATCACAGCAGCTAGAAAGCGCGTGCAGCTGGGCACGGCCAGCCTCAGCAATGCAGTGGGCAATCCGGAGTATACAAACAAGGGTATATACACAGGGTTCAATCAAGCCACATATCAGCCTGCACCACAGCCCAGCATAGGAGTGGGGCTGGCAGAAAGTGCAGCCAACAGCGGCAGCACCACTGCAGCATTTCTCAGTTTGAATGACCCCAGTGTGTTTGGAGGCAGTGTGTCAGACAATGAACCACCACCGGTGGTTTATCCATATGATCTTGTATAGGACCACAGATGAGCGCTAACAGAGACATCATACAAAGCAATATACGCAAGCAGTTGGCACTGCAAAGCGGTCAGTTGCAGATATCAAATCAGGGTGGACAGTTTCAATGGGCCAACAGCAATGGCATGCCCATTGCACAGGCCAACGACTATACCAACTATGCTCTGAGTCAGAGTCCACCGCGTTATGTGGCCAACATGGGCGCCACTGCCTATCAATTGGCCTTGGGCCTGTTCGGCGGGCCAGATGTGCCCGACCAACTGGTACAAGTGCTGGCCAATATGGCTGTGTACTATGCCAGCCAGACCGGACAACCAGTGACCAACCTATTCAAACAGGGTGTGATGATCAACGACTTTTTGGCCACTGTGAACAGCATACGTCTGCCCACCAGCCAGCTGGGATATGTGGGTATCAATCCCGCGCCGCTGTGGAGCAATAATCCCACCCTGGGTCCAACCATAGCAGCGGCAATAACCGGCTGATGACCAAATACAGTCAAGGACGTTTTATACCTAAGAATCCTGCCAAACTGGTAGGCAAGGCTGATGTTCAGTTTCGCAGCAGCTGGGAGCTCACAGTTATGAACTTTCTTGACAGCCATCCCAGTGTGATACAGTGGGCCAGCGAAAGCATACGTATACCCTACATCAACCCACTGACTGGCAAGCCCAGCCAATATGTGCCAGATTTCATGGTGCTGTATCAAGACAAAGATGGCAAGCGTCGTGCAGAAGTGGTGGAGGTCAAACCAGCCAAAGAGGCCATGTTGGAAAATGCCAAAAGCAAGCGGGACAAGGTCAGCCTCGTGCTCAATACTGCCAAATGGGCAGCGGCCATGTCGTGGTGCAAGAAACACGGCATGACCTTTAGAATTCTCACAGAGTCGCAAATCTACATAACTAAACCAAAGCATGCCAAAAGGACCCGCTGATGGCCAATAGATTCAAAAACCTTGAAGATGCATTTGATCTAGCGCCGTCCACACTTGACATTGAGACTGCACCGCCCGATGATCAAGAAGTGGCAGATGCTCTGGCCATGGCAGACGACATAGATCGTCAGCTTAGTGCTGCGCAGGGGCGTGATCTGCATGACACTGAGATGGATGAGTTAGCTGATCTAGCCATACAAGCTCACAAGGATCTGCAGGATCTTGGTATGAACGTGGAAATACGTCATGCAGGTGAGATATTCAGCAGCAGCAGTCAAATGCTGAAGATAGCAGTGGATGCCAAGAACCATAAGATTGACAAAAAGCTCAAAATGCTCAAGTTGCAGCTGGACAAGCTCAAACTTGATCGCACCACCAAACCACCTGAAGGTGATCCTTTAGATGTGCGAGCCACACTCATGGATCGCAATGAACTGCTGCGGCAGCTGGGCCAAATCCAGGACGACACTAAATAACTGCCACATTGGAGCAACGGTAGCCATGAAGTCGTTCAGACAGTATCTAGCAGAAAGCACCCGAGAGCATGGGTTTGTGATCAAGCTGGCAGTTGAACCCAGCGATGAACAGCTGGATGCAGTTGAGCGTTATCTCATGCAGTTTGGTCTGTTGGAAATGACTGCACCAATTGTGCTCAAAGGCGACAAACGAGAGTTTATTGATCAGCCCAACCATCATGTGTATCAAATCAATTTCATCACTAACATGCCGCTCAGCAGCTATATTGTCATGCAGGGCATACGGGAAGTAATGAATGTGCCTGAGAAAAACATTGTGGTTCGCACAGCAGTGGAACCTGTGGAAATCTATGCCGACGGTGTGATGACCGATCGGGCATTCAGTCAGGCTGCTGCAGATGATGATCTAGTGCCAGCCGCACGACTCAGCACAGACAGATTCTATCAAGACATAGAACAGCCGGTGATCACTGATATCTATGGTGATGCCTACAACAAGAGATTTTTGGATTACTTGGCCAGCACCAAGTCCACAAGGCCCAGCGATCAATATCACACAGCTGCGCCTTTGTTCAGTTGGCTTGACATGGACAAAGTGGCCGCACGTGAGCCCCTGCAGGATCTGCAGGATTTCAATGCCAACTACCACACTCCCAAGCCGGTGACACGCAAGAACCAAGACATGGCGGCAGAACCCACACCGCGCAGTGGCCTTGGTCCAGAGGGCAATTTTGATGACGGTGCATCTGTGGTTTACAGATTCTACAAAGATCGCAATGGCAACAGGGTAAACATGGACGCCCCACTTGCCCCAAACAAAGCACAATTCGTTAGGAAAGGATAAGCAATGGACTTCCATAGCATACTAGGCAAGCTCAGGGCCATTGAATCCCTGGGAATCAAAGACAGAATCTATGAATCAGAGACCTGCAACATGACAGCAGAGGGCGAAATGTGTCCTGTGCATGGGTTGGATGAGTGCTCGGGATACAGTGGTACCATACAGATGGGTGAGGCTACTGCTGTGCAGCGGGACCTAGACCCCCGCAAGCCTGTGCTGATACATGGAGTCAAAGGGGTCAAAAGTCGTCCGTTTATACGCAAGTTCCGCAACATGACTGCTGCTGAAAAGTGGATGGATGACAATGCCGAGGACATTGAAGTATCACATGTGGAAAATGATCACATGGAAGAAGCTGCAAAAACTGACCAAAACATGTCCAGCTCTGCCTCCGCAGGCGCCAAATCTTCCATGTCAAAATGCCCGCCTGCCACACAGGACATCGCGCTGAATCTTGAAAATAGACAAAAGGCCATAGACGAATATGGGTACGGGCCACTGAATCCCAACCTACCAAACAAAAAGTTTTGGTCAAAAAAGGTGGATGAATGGAATCTGGACTCTGTTGAAGAAGCCAAACACAGCCTTTGTGGCAACTGCGCAGCATTTGATCAGCGTGCAGCCACACTGGACTGCATTGCCAAGGGCATAGGTTCAGACCTAGGCTCTGAAGATCCCACAGTTGAAGCCGGTGATCTGGGATACTGCAGATTCTTGAAGTTCAAATGTGCTTCGCGCAGAACCTGTGATGCTTGGGTATCGGGTGGACCATTGACTGACAAGCAAAAAATGACCCAGGGCAAGGCTGGTCTAGTGCGTAGCAACCAGCGCTATGGCAAGATTGCAGAGAGCAATTATTATGAAGATGACATGAAGCCCACTACTGATCCTTACGAGCACGGTTATGAAACCGGAGTTAATGGCCTCAGCAAAAGCAACAACCCCTATCTGGACAGTGATGATGAAGAAGCCATTGAGGCTTGGCATCAGGGTTGGAAGGATGGCCGCAAAGACATGGGCCAGACATCGCCAGTTGATGACATAGATGAAGGCCAATGCAACATGACTGCAGAGGGTGAGATGTGTCCTGTGCATGGAATGGCCGAATGCATGAGCATGAGCATGGAGGAAGATGCACCTCTGGGTCCACCGCCGTTCACAGGTATTGGTGCCACCAACAATGGGCCCGACACACAGGGATTTGTCTATGCCTATACAGAGAGCAAGCGACAGATTCGTGAAAGCATGGACATCATGATGAACCAGAGCTTTGGCGATCAGGGCAGCAAGAAGTCCATGAGTATCACAGCCACTGATGAAGATGCTGCTGCTTTGGCTAGACTGCTGGTTACAGCAGGCATGCTGCCAGCTCAACAGGATCACGCTGAACCGCAGGCAGGTCGTCCCTACAGTGCAGCAGAACCCTGCTGCTCGCACTGTCAACAACCCATGAGTCGCTGCGGCTGTGAGCAGCTCACTATGGAAAATGCAGACTATGACTACGGGCATGATGAAAAAAGTGAAGAGGGCATCCCAGTTGATCCCGAGGACTACATCTATCAGGGACGTCATACCAACCAGCGCTTTGTGAGAAGTATGGGCGACAACCCCATGATGGCAGAACAGGCAGCCAGGGCACAGACCCTGTTTGCCAAATTGAATGAAGAATACCGCAGCTTTTTGGCAGAAGCTGATTTAGAACACAGCAATGCTGGTAGCCAAAGTCCGCTGACATACACTGATCGTGACAAATTTGACAAGGATCCCTTTCACGATGAAGATCCGGTGACTGATGGCAGTCGCAGTCCTCTGAGTCATATTGGGCGCCAAGATGTGATGAATTGATCATCACTATCTAACTTTCATAAGTAACAGCGGCACAGTGCCGCTGTTCGCTTGAGCAACACATGGCAAAGAATGACATAGATTTTCAGTTGGTCAAACAGGCCAATAAGAAAAGCACATATACGGCTGCGCAGATACGTGAAATAGCACGCTGTGCCAGAGATCCTTTGTATTTCATGCAGACCTACATGTGGATACAGCATCCTGTCAAGGGGCGCATGCACTTTGAAGCCTATGACTATCAGAAGCGCCTGGTCAACACTTACTGGACCAACACTTCGGTCATAGCACTGCTGCCGCGACAATCTGGCAAGGCATTGGCGTTGGATACTTTGATGGCCACACCGTCTGGCTGGACCACTATGGGCGATATACAGATCGGTGACACGATAATAGCAGCTAACGGTAAACCAACGACCGTCACATTCGCCACGGAGATCATGCACAATCATACATGTTATGAGCTTGAGTTTGACAACGGTGACAAGGTGGTAGCAGATGCTGAACATCTGTGGCAAGTGACTTCATCCAATTGGCGCATAAAGAACCAGGTAAAGACCACTGAACAGATAGCTGAATATCTCACGTCACATGTTGGGAATCGCAGGATATGGATAGATATTGCCAGCCCCATGGACCTGCCAGATGTTGATCTACCAATAGCTCCTTATGCGTTGGGAGTATGGCTAGGGCATGGCGCATGGACTAGCGAACGTGTCGCACAATGCGTTGATCTCAGTGTTGACGTTGTCAGATATATAGAGCAAGACGTATCTCTCCGCAGCCCACCGCACATGCACAGTCTAAACAGTGAAATACGCGCTATATATGGTTTGATGCCGCTGCTTTGTGGGGAAAATCTCCTCAAACACAAGCATATCCCGGCACTGTATCTGCGCGCCTCTGTGCATCAACGTCTGGAACTGTTGAGAGGCCTCATGGACACAGCTGGCAGTGTTGATAAGGGCGGACATTGCAAATTCTATCAAAAGCACACAGTGCTCACTAAGCAAGTGCGAGAATTGCTATCTAGCCTTGGTATCAAAAGCAGATTGCAGGCCAGACTTCACAAGGGACAGCCATCTCATGCATTGATGTTTACCACGGCAAGGCATGAGGTATTCAAGCTGAAACGCAAATTGCATAGGCAGACCAATTGTCAACACCATCCAAAGCACAGTCGTCTGTACATAAAAACCATCAAGCAGTGCCAGAGTGTTCCGGTTAGGTGCATACAGGTTGCTGATCCAACCCACATGTTCACATGTGGTGAGACAATGGTGCCAACCCATAACACCACAACTGCTGCAGGCTATCTCCTGTGGTATGCCATGTTCAATAGAGACGTGACCATACTGATAGCTGCCAACAAATTCCGTGCTGCCAACGAAATCATGGATCGTGTGAAGTTCAGCTATGAGGAACTGCCAGATTGGCTGCGTGCTGGTGTGGCGACCTACAATGTGCAGGACATCAAGTTTGACAATGGTTCGCGTATCAAGGCCACTACTACCACACCAGACAGTGGGCGCGGCATGAGCATCAGTCTGCTGTATTTGGACGAGTTTGCATTTGTGAAACCTCGCATAGCCGAAGAATTCTGGACTGCCATGGCTCCCACTCTGGCCACCGGCGGCAAATGTATCATAACCTCCACTCCCAACAGTGACGAAGACAAGTTTGCAGAGATATGGTTCGGTGCCAACAAAACCATAGACGAATATGGCAATGACACACCGGATGGATTGGGAATCAATGGTTTTCGGGGATTCACTGCACACTACAGCGAAGTGCCTGGCCGCGACGAAGCCTGGGCTGCTCGCGAATCGGCCAAAATAGGGTCCGACCGATTCCGCCGCGAATATGGGTGTGATTTTCTCACAGCCGATGAAACTCTGATCAATGCAGTGACCTTGCTGAAACTGCAGGGCACAGATCCCTTGTACAGGACCAATCAGATACGTTGGTACGACCATATCAAGGCCAATGCCATATATTTGGTGGCTCTGGATCCCAGTGCAGGAGTGGGCAAAGACGATGCCTGCATACAGGTTTTCAGCTTGCCCGACATGGCACAGGTAGCAGAATGGAGCCACAACCGCACCAGTATCCCTCAACAGGTCAGGATCATGCAGGGCATAGTGAATCTCATACACAGTGAGATGAAAAAGCACAGCGATCAGCGAGGTGAACCAGAGGTCTATTTCACACTAGAGAACAACAGCTGGGGCGAAGGCGCCATACTGACCATAGACGAAATGGGCGAAGACTCATTCAACGGCATTTGGTTGCATGAACCCAAGGTCAAAGGCATGACCAAACGCCGAGGTCTCAATACCAACACACGCAGCAAGGCCATGGCCTGCACCAAGCTCAAAAGCCTTGTGGAAAGCGACAAGCTCAAACTGCGCAGTAGGATGTTGGTCCGTCAACTGAAGTTCTTTGTGAGTCACGGTGACAGCTTCCGCGGCAAGAGCGGAGAGCATGATGATGCAGTCATGGCGTTGATACTGTGTGTGAGGATGATGCAGATGGTAACGCGCTGGGATGAGAGCATTGGCAACCTCATGAAGGATGATTTTAACGATGTGTCCGAGGAACCCATGCCCATAAGTTTTGGCTATTGATGTCTTAAATACATGGCAAACTGTCTGGAGAAGCTTGATGAATCGCAACTGGGACCTTATAGGAGACAAGATCTTTGGCATACTGCGAGGCCGTGGTTATCGCACGCAGATGTTTGACAAAGGTGGCAGCAAAACCATGGACCCGCACGAAGCCACACGCTTTTTTTCCACCATACCCAGTCATGATCCGCAGCTGCAGAGTTTCAACATCTTGGTCAGTGTACACGACGACGATGCCAGCAGCCACATGGACATCAAAACACCCAACTTGGCCGATGACAGGGATTTCAATCTGGTGATACAGCTGAAGAACAGTCTGCAGACCAATGTAGGTGACAGGGAAAACATCAGCGTCAATTGGTACAAATTTGATCATGACATTGATCCCCGCGAAGATGCAGTAAACAACATCCGAGAAAGTCGCGATATCAGCAAGCCCTATGGCAGTACCAAAAGCAGTTATCAGCAGATAGGCAACAGCCGGCTGATCATTCGTCATACAGACCCTGTGAACGAAGACAAACGGGGCAGCCGTTGGCGTCGTGTCAAGCATATCTTTATAGAAAACCATCATGGCGAACGTTTCAAGTACCCTCTGGCTCATATAGCTGGAGCACGAGCTATGGCACGTCACTTGGCCAATAACGGTGTGTTTTCAGATCGCACCGGCTGTGCCATTGTGAAGATGAGCGAGGACTATTTGGACCTCAAGCGAGCCGCAAGACACATGCAGCGCAGCAAAGACGGTGATCTGTCACTTAAGGTCAAAGGTGCGTTGGAACAGCTTGGCAAACGCAGCAAGCAGCTCAGCGGCATCAGAGGCTATGCACAGGCCTTGGAGCAAATGGCCAACCAGATTACCAATGCTCCTGCTGATCGTGTGATAGAGCTGCGCAATCAGCTGGCTGAGGCCTGCGGCTGTGAAAAGTCTGATGATGTTGGCATGCGTGCTCTGACCACTGCAGCTAGATATCTGCTGAGTCGGGTGCAGGATGCCGCAGAGGCAGACAGTGATATCACTGCAGATCTCTTGCGTTTAGAAGCATTGGCTGGTATCATCTAAAACAGTAGTTGTGCAATGGCCTTGTGAAATGAAGGATTTTTGTTAATACCTGCACTTGACAATAGATCTTGCATAAATACACTGTCAGCTAGCAATACACAGTTGCTGGCTGTCTATAGCACCAATAGGCACATGAAAGCACACATAGGAGGCACATATCATGGCACTGAGTCTTAAAGAAATACAAGCCAAGCTGCTGGAGCAGCAGGCACGCAAAGACCGCTCCAAGGGCGGCACATTCACCGGAGACAACAGTATCTATCCGTTCTGGAACAACCCAGAAGGTAGTTCTGCCACTCTGAGGTTTCTGCCAGACGGCGACGACACCAACGACTTCTTCTGGGTGGAACGGCTCATCATCAAGATTCCATTCCCTGGAGTCAAGGGGCAGAATGACGCTCGCCCAGTGGAAGTGCAGGTTCCTTGCATGGACATGTGGAAGCCAGGCAGCTGTCCCATTGCAGCCGAGACACGTCCGTGGTGGAAGGACCCTAGCTTGGAGGATATGGCTCGCCGCTACTGGCGGAAGAAGAGCTATGTGTTCCAGGGTTTTGTCACGCAGAATCCTAACAAGGATGATCAAACACCGGAAAATCCAATCCGGAGATTTATCATCAATCCTAGCGTGTTTGATGCTATCAAGGCAATCCTTATGCGTCAGGATCTTGAGAATAGTCCTACTGATTACCAATCCGGACGTGATTTCTATCTGTCAAAGACTACTAAGGGTGGCTATGCCAACTATAGCAGCAGTTCATGGTCCATGAAGGAACGTGCGCTCAGCAGTGACGAGCTGCATGCCATTGACACCTATGGTCTGTTTACTCTCAGCAGCTTCTTGCCCAAGAAGCCAGATGATGCACATCTGGCTGCTATCATGGAGATGTTTGCTGCCAGTGTGCAGGAAGAACTCTATGATGCAGACAAGTGGGGGCAGTACTATCGGCCCAATGGCATGCGTTTTGACTCTGCTGCTGGGCCAAGCGGTGATGATGCCGACCTGTCGCCGGCTCCGGTGGTCAAAGCTGCTGTCAAACCAGTGACATCTGCCACCATCATGGACCGTGTGGCTCCCAAGTCTGCACCGCGCGATGAGGATGTGCCATGGAATGCACCGGCTCCGCGTTCAGCTGCTCCTGTGCAAGACAAGCCCAAGCTGTCATCACCAGATGATATTTTGGCTGCCATTCGCGCACGCAAGGCTGGTAACCAGTCTTAATCCCACACAGAGGGCAAGGCGGAGGTTGCTGGTCAGCCTTCGCCTGCTCAGACCATGAAAGGCATCACATGAAACCCTATGATATTTCGCGCTTTAGAAAAGACATTACCAAAGCCATTCCCACGATGAGCATTGGTTTCCATGATCCCGGCACTTGGATTCACAGCGGTAACTATGCACTGAACTATGCCATCAGTGGTGATTTCAAACACGGCATACCTCTGGGCAAAGTCACCATGTTTGCAGGACAGAGCGGCTGTTTACCTGCCAGTGCCAAAGTGAAAGTACGACTAAAAAAGAAGTAATTGTTATCCAGTTTGGGAAAGTGAATTCAGGTCCAATCCCACTGATATGGTTGCATATGCAGTAGAATGTATAAATCAACACAGGAAAGAAAGATCAACTGATGGAACATACTGAAGAAAAACAAGTCACTGTCGGTGAGCTTAGAGAATTGTGGCTTTCTAGGGAATATGATATTGAACTAGGTACGCCCGATGGTTATCAACCAATCATTAACTGGTTTGACAAAGGTGAACTGCCAATGGTCAAAGTGAGCCTTGACAATGGTAAAACTACGCTTTGTGCAACTAACCATCTTGTGCAAGTTATGCATAATGGCACTCTTGTTTGGAAGCTTGCAGGAGAATTGGATATTGGTGATCGAGTGTTGACTGACAATTTATATACTCCTTATGGTTTGGTGACCGCGGTTGTTGATCAAACAGATGAAGAGTGTTATGACTTTGAGATTGGCCATAAAAATCACCGTTATTGGGGTGATGGAATCAGCAGTCACAACTCGGGCAAGAGCTATATCTGTTCAGGCAACATCATTCGCAATGCACAGCGCGACGGTGTGTTTCCCATATTGATTGACACAGAAAATGCACTGGACGAGAAGTGGCTGCAGCCCCTGGGCGTGGATACCAGTGAGGACAAGCTGCTCAAAGTCAACATGGCCTTGATTGACGATGTGGCACGGTTGGTCAGCGATTTTATGAAAGACTACAAGACTCGCTTTGACAAAACAGATCCCAGCGAGCGTCCCAAAATACTGTTTGTGTTGGACAGCTTGGGCATGTTGCTGACTCCCACTGATGTGAACCAGTTTGAAGCAGGCGAGATGAAAGGCGACATGGGTCGCAAACCCAAGGCCTTGGCATCACTGGTGCGCAACTGTGTAAACATGTTTGGCGAGTATGACGTGGGACTGGTGGTCACCAATCATACCTATGCCAGCCAGGACATGTTTGATCCAGACGACAAGATCAGCGGTGGACAGGGGTTTATCTATGCCAGTTCCATTGTGGTTGCCATGCGCAAGCTCAAGCTCAAAGAAGATGAAGATGGCAAGAAAACCACTGACATCCGGGGCATACGTGCTGCCTGCAAGATCATGAAAACACGCTACAACAAGCCATTTGAAAGCGTGGAGATCAAGATTCCCTGGGACACTGGTATGGATGAATACAGTGGTCTTGTGGAAATGTTTGAGAAAAAGGGCGTGCTGGTCAAGGACGGCAACAAGCTGAAATACACTGACAGGCAGGGCAAAGAACACAAATATTTTCGCAGTGGTATCACCCACGACCTATTGGATCTCATCATGACAGAGTGGGATGAGACCAAGATATCTTTGCCCGGGAGTCTGGATGACATCGCAGACACAGACAATCAGACAACGGAGGACTGAGGTATGGAGTTTTGGTCAAGCCTGCTTTTGGAAGTATGGGATGCTGTGATTGACCTGCTGCCCAATAGCAAACGCGAAGACAT